TTCGTCCCGATGATTCCGAGCAATCCCTTAATGAGTTTGGCGTCGTTCTGCAAAATGATCTTGAGCACGGCCACTGTCTGGCTCCAATCAGGTGTTGCGAATCGGCGGTTAGGCGCGCGCGTGAACTTGCCCCGCGCCTGCTTGACAATATCGCCAAACCCGCTGATACGCCCGTACAGGAACGCCGTCATCACGCCGCTCATAATTGCGTTTTGGAATTCCGGGATGATGTCGTAGGTTATGGATCGATTATCAGTTACCGCCTGCCGAAGCCGTTTCCACGGGCTCATCAGGTAGTGTGTTATTCGGTTCTCCGCGTAACTGAGCGCCGTCTTGGTCATTATCGCCGTCGGCATCCGGTATCACCGCCCCTTCGTATTCCGGGATAGATAACATGTCGCGAATCCACGGTTCCGTGGGATCCACCACGCCGCCGCTTATCAACGCGGTTATATATCCAGCCATCGCCGTCTTGTCATCAACGCTCGGTTGCACGTTGATCGCGAACTCGCCATAATCCTCTTGCACGCCGAAGTTGTACTCAACAAGCCGTGTTATCAGCTGGTCAAGGATTTGGTTCGCGTAGTTCGTCGCCTGCGAACGCATCGTGGCTTGGAAGAGTTGCATGTGCGTTTTGCTCATTGCATACGCGCCGGTATCCGAAGACGATGATATCAGTTGAGGTACCTGCAAGCCGCGGAAGATGAGCGTGTTCAGGTATTCGATCGAGTCTTGGAAACTCCGGGCCATATCGCTCCCTGGTTGAAGCGTGGATATCTTGTCACCGATCGGCACCGATACGCCGGCCTTCGAAAACCACGACGCGAATATCGCACGCGCCGCGTTCGGATCGGATGATTCCGCAACGACCGTCGGGATTGCAAACTTCTCCATCGCAACCGCCCACCACTTCTTTAGGGCCGTCTTGAACTGCCAGCTCGAGAACACCGGCCTGAGAACGCTCTCCCCGTAGATGCCATCGCCGTTGCGGAGGACCAGACACTTCTCCGGCGGCAGGATAATCTTGCCGTACTTAATCGTCGTGAACTCAATCGCGAGCGATTCGTCATCTTGAACCTTGAACGCGCATTGATACGGCGCGAGCCGTGTGATGTCGGCCACCTTTGCGATACCGTTATCGATCGTGTAGATGATCTCTCCGACCGCATAACCGTAGCCTTGAGCCTCATAGATCATTCGCTGGAGCACGTTGCCGATAGAGGTGTTAGAGAAGTCTATCGCTTGGTTGATTGTCTCGTCGACTCGCTCATCCGGATGCGTGTATCTCCCGATCGATGAGTAGATCATGTTTGTCGTGTACTTGAGCCCCGCCTTGACCGTCTCGTCACGCGTGAGCATCTTTTCTTTGTCTTCGTTCTCGAGGTCATCTTCGTTCAGTATCACGCCGAGAATCTCCCAGAAGCGATCCAGGAGGCTGATATATTGCGTTGTGTCTATTTTCTGCTGTTCTGCCATTTCATCACCACGCCGTGTATTCGGATTTTGTGCCTGTGTAGAGGCCATAACGCATCGCGTCCATCAAGTGATCCTGGAATTTTACCGGTTCGTCGAGCACGCGCCCGTCTTTGTCTTCCCGCCATTTGTACGATTGCAATTCTTTGATCAGGTTCGAGCTCTCCGAGTAGACGCGGAGCTTTCGACTCTTCGCAAAGTCGATCCCTTTGAGCACGTCTTTCTTTGCCGGCATCGCGGTTAAGCCCGCCGCCCTCAGCTCTTGGATACGGTTTGGTTCGGCGCTGTCGCAATAGATGCGGCCCAATACGTTGAGTTGCTTTATCTTGTCGATCAGTTCCGCATTTGTGAGGTGTGTCTGATAGATTAGTTCCCGCAGGTATATCTCGCCGTCGTACTCGCGTATCTCCACGAGCGCCGTCGGGTTGTTGAACCCAAAGTCGAGCCCGTATGTAACCGTTCCGGCTTTCGGCATCTCGTTTGTGAGCCGCCAGTTAGTGTAGATCAAACCCTTTGGGGATCCCCATTCGCCCAGCGCGTAGATCTGATAATACGTCGGGTCTTGGTCTTTGAGCCCTTCAATCACTTGCTTGTAGTCGTCTCCGAGGAATCGGTTGTCTTTGTACGTTGTCTTGAGGATCGAGGCGTTCTCGACGTGTTGATCGAAGAACCGCTTCTTGAGCCAGCTATACTCGGACACGGGGTTAAACGATAAGATGATTTGGTTCGGATAGTTAGATCGGGTTCGGAGCCGAAGGTCGAGCTGCATAAAATCTTCCGGCGTTATCTCGCTCGCCTCTTCGATCCAGATGTCCGTTATGCCGGTGATGGATTTGAGCTTTTCCACGTCATCAAGGCCGGTGAAGAGTATCTGATTCTCGGAGATGCCGCGCACTTGTAGCGTGATGTCAAGCTCCGTCTTGTCAATCTTGAATAGCGGGTTCAGCTTCCATCCGCTTATAACACTTCGCAAAAGATCGTACGTGCTGTGCCGATTGGTTCGCGCGACCTTGCGTACGATGAGATACCGGTGTCCGCGTTCTTTGAGTGTTCGATAGATGATCTTTTGCGCGACAAAGTGGCTCTTGCCCGATCCGGCCCCACCGTAGTAGATTTCGTAGCGTTTTTGATTCTTGAGATACGGAATGTATGCGTCGTTGAACTCTTGCGCTTTGCTCTTGAATCGAATGTCTATAACGGTGTCATTCGCCATCGTCATCGAACCCGATTCTTATCTGGAACGCGCCGGAGTGTTCGATGTCGATGTTGTCCCGTTGTTGGAGTATTTGCTTTCCAAGCCATATCTGCATCGTTCTGTCCCCGCTTTCGGCGAGTTTCCATTGAAGCCTGCGAAGGCTTGCACGACCACGTTGTCGCTCTTGGTTATAGAGTTCATTAAACTTCGCGTCGCGTTGGAGCGTGTCAACGGAGAGTTCGAGAACCGCAGCGATCTCTTCTTGCGTACAATGTATCGCCGACAGTTTCTTCACGAGTACGTAGTCTATTTTTTTCTTCGGTCTTGCCATCTGTATCACCTTTTTTTGAGTACCGCAAAACGCGGCTTACTCTCTGTTTGCTTTTCCCCCTGTGAAATCTTCCCACCGCTTTACGATCACGTCGAATAACTTCATATTCACTCCCCCGGAAAATTCCCAACAAAAAAGGGCCCGGAGGCCCTTCTATCGTTTTCGTTTTTATCGCCGCGAGGTTCTTC